ATAGACGAACGGTGCATGGCCTGCCCGGCAGGAATCGAACCTGCGACCCTTTGCTTAGAAGGCAAATGTTCTATCCTCTGAACTACGGGCAGAAAAGACTTTCTAGATTGTTAAAGAGCAACTTCTTAACCAACGAAAGAGAGTGTACTCTACTTTTCATTGGTTGTCAACACATAGTGTTGTTTTTTTACAACATAAAAACAAAAACCCCCAACTTTTTTAGGGTTGGGGGTCTTGGTGTGAGTGAGTACTTACTTTTAACCAATGACCCCCATTCGATCCTCATTGCATGATAGAATGGCAGATGTGCGTGTCCATGCAAATGGCATTGCACTCTTTTCTGTTCTATACTGGAGGTGGGATATGGTTAACATTGAAAATACTACCTTTCGAAAAAATTTATTTGTCATTCTCTATATAGTAAACTTTTACTATGGTTTGTTTACTTTGACAGAAGTTTTAACAAACCCGAGTAAAAATAATCCAGCAAGCCACTCAAAGAATCCGTATGCGATTGTCAAGCCGAACAGAGTGTTCAATGACCAGATCAACATCAATGGCGCAATTAGAACTGCAATAAGTGCCGCTATCAAAATTAGAACTAATGTGTTTTCACTCTTCATAGTTTACCTCACTTAAAAAAATCTTGGTCATCAAAATCTTCATCGCTAAAATTGTTCGGATCGAAATTTTTCAATTTCTGTTTTGCCTTCAGGCGATCCTTTTTGTTTTCTTTGGGTTGCTTCTTTGGCTTACCCACATCTTCGTCTTCGTAGAACTCACGAAAACTTTTATATTTTTTCTCAGTCTTAGACATTTTGATTTACTTTTTCTCCTTCGAAAAGTGTTGGAATTGCTTCTTCAACAACTTTTCTGGTGATCCCTTTGTACTTAAGTTTCTTGTCTTTAATCATCAAAACAAGTTTTGCTTCTTCTGGAGACACACTCTCAAGCATATCAATAAACATCTTTTCCCTTTTTGATTTGGTTAAATTGTTCGGTATACTCTTTACGAAATACTTGAACTTTTTAATCTCTTTAGGCAGTCTATTATATCCCCAATTTTCTGGCATGTCAAGAGGTTTGTATGGAGGATCGCCTGCTGGCAAATCAATCTCTAGATCGGTGCGAAACACCAACTCAAACACATCCCGAAAGCCGGGTACAATTTTAGTCAACTGTCGAATTGCATCAACTTTCTTACCTGCTGGCAATTCTTCAATATGCTTCAACAACTCTGGAAAAGTCATTCTGCTAACATCTGTAGGCATGGTTAAAATTCCTGTATATGCTCCATCAATAGTTTCATTCGATTCTTGATGAAATAGTTAAGTATCTTATCTTTACCCTTTACTTCTTTGGGCGCACGATAAGCGTCTAAAATTTTGTCAGAAAACTCTGTCGGAACTTTAGATAAGTCAATCAGACTTTCATTCCTGCGAAAGTTTTTCAACATTGTTGCATCACAAAATTCCTCAGGATTCTGTGTTACCCATATATTTAGTTTTTTCTCAATTACAGGCTTCTGACGAGATTCGGTAACGAATGTATCATCGCTAGAAAGTATGTTAGGAATGCCATCACCTCGGTCGCCCTTGATGATGTGTTCACGCAAAAATTTGATCGGATTGCTCTCTTTCAGAAATTTCTTGGCAATTGGGCTATACTGTTCTACATTGACGAACTTCTGCAATTGCATGAAGTCTTTGTCACTTGAGAGAATCAGAATCTTCTCATCGGACTCATTCTTCAACTCTTTGCCATGATAATGACAAACTGTTCCAATGATATCATCTGCTTCAGTCTTGTCAATTTGAATCACTTTGTATGGAAAGTTTTCACGAATCTCATCACGAACTTTGTTTAGTGTTTCAAAAATTAGATTCCAATCATATGGTGATTCTTCACGATTCTTCTTACGACTTGCTTTGTAATACGGAAACATGTCACGGCGCCAATACTTTTTGTCATCGGCACAAATGACCATCTCGCCATACTTGTCTTTGAACCTCACATTGTACATGCGTAGACTGTTCAATACCATGTGGCGAATCATGTTCTCATTGATGCCATCTGCTTTCAAGCCAGGTTGCATCATAAGATTTGAAATCATAACCTGATTCAGGTCAACTAAAATCATAATTACCCTTAATTTGTCACTCTAACAATAATTGTATCAGAATTTATTCTGCCTGTCAAGTTTGATTCCTTGGTAGTCAAGTCTGGTAGAATCTTCTTGATCTGAACTTTGCCAGCACTCAGCACATTCGGCAAAACAATCTCAGGTTTTCTCAATCGTTTGCCAATCGATGTTTGCTCATTGAAATTTTGTAATGTGCTACCTTTGACTGTAAGACCCTTTGCATTGTCGGCATTGTAGACACCAAGAAGTTTAGTCTTCGTATTGTATGTCCACACTTGTAATGCACCCACAATTTTTTCAGGTGCTACACTTACAAGTTTAAGATCAGGAAACTCTTTCATGTAATTCATCTTTGCAACAACAAGCACCGCAGGCTTTTCTTTCACCTTGCGCTTCTTTCTTGTTGGCTTGTTTGCGTTTGCACTTGCATTGGCGGCAACAACAATTGAATCAAGAAACTCTTTGAACTTACGCAATTCAACTTTGCTAAAGTTTGAGTAACCTTCTTTCAATTGTGGATCGTCACTCACCATGACTTCTTCAATCTCTTTTGCTCTTCCCACGAACACATCGCAAATTCTGCCCATGACAACGGCAGATAGATTACGAGATTTGAAATAAGAATTCATGTCGATTGTTTTCTTGCAACCAGACACGACAAAATCATCAATCATACCTTCAATCTCACCTGCCTCTTCTGCGGCTTTCTCACGAATGCGGTTTTGAATGTTTGTCTTTGGTGCAGTTTCAATTACAGGCAAAGGATCATTTTTAAAATTATTTTTTGCAATTGCTAAGAGATCGTTATATGTTCGTTTGAAAAACTCTGTAGTTTTTTCTCCTGGTTTGAAACCAAGACTAAACATTCGGGCAAGCCAACCGAATTGAAGAATATACTTCGATTCGGGTAATGATCGAAATGCATCAATGATATCTTTAGATTTGTTTGTTGCTTTGAGATAGTCGAGTACAAACTCTTTGGCATTTTTCTTATCACAGGAGTAATTGTAAAAATTAAATGCTCCTATGATTTCGCTTTGCTCATTGTACTCAGTTTTGTTGACCCAATTCGGCTCAGTACCTAAATCAGATTTAATCTTTCTCATGATATAAATGTTCTCCAATGATTAGTTTCAATGTTCCACTCAATAATTACACTACTATTCTTAGTTTGTATCTGTAGGAGTATTCGATTGGTTCTTAAGAAGGAAATTAAGGAACTTCTTAGCCTCATTAGGTCCGAGGGTGGGTTGTATATCGTTATTCTCACCTGTGTAGATATAGTCATACAACTCTTTTACACCACCAATGTATTTTGTGCCATAAAATATTTGAGGTACTGTTGTTGCACCAGGAACGAGCCTTTGTAATTGGTTGAGAGTATAATCTCTTCCATAAACATAGAATCTGTAATTTGATCTTGTTGCATGAAGTAGTAATTCGGCTTTTTCACACGCTTTGCTATTAGAGGCGCCGTAAATAAAAAACATTTAGTCCAGTCTTGTTGTTGTTCTTAACCTCACATGTGATCCAGGATGATATGCCATTGTGATTGTTTTTGTTTCACCACGATCAACAAAAGTAACATTGTATCCGATTGTTGCAAGTCTTTCATAAGGCATACTTCTTGCTTGACAAGTTTGTTGTTCACGATAACCAACAAATTGTGTTGCATAACCATGCGTAACTGTTCGTGGTTGACTATCGATTGCATGACCGATTGCACCGCCCACAATTGCACCGCCAACTTGTGCGGTACCTTTTGTAAGTGCAACACCTGCAATTGTTCCGAGGATTAATCCAGCGTGACCATTGTTTTGAACCTGAGATGTAACTGGAACTTGTTGATATACTGGCACACTTACTGGAGTACAAACATATTCTGTTTGAGTAAATGTTTCAGCATGTTGAATAGGATCAACTCGCACAACCGGGACCATACGAATTCCATCAACTGGTTGTACTGGTCTAACTGTGACTGGTCCCGTAACTGGTGCTTGAGGTAAAGGATCAACCTGAACCTCTTGCGTATAACGAACTCCAGCCTGTGCGGTGCCAGCAATAAGTGCAATGGCAACTGCTAATGCTTTGAGTTTCATTTGACTGCTCCTTTCATTTGTATATATCATATCTCATTTTTCGGTGCATGTCAAGTAGTATGTAAGTGAGTACTTACTTAGTCGTTCTTGTTGAACTTGTTGCAGTCTTTGCTTTGACTGCGGCTTTCTTTACGGCAGTCTTTGCCTTTGTTGCCACAACTTTAGCATCTGCCGCATCAACTTTGCCATCTTTGTTTACATCGGCAGTTTTCTTCACACCAGTAACGGCATTCTGAACTGCCGCTTTGGCATCTTGTGCATCAACTTTGCCATCGGCATTAATGTCAAGGCTCTTTGATGAACGATTGAAATAAATTAAAGTACCGATAACAACTACAACTACGATTGCAAGTAAGAATTCCATAAAAATCTCCTGTTAGATTAGTAATAGTATTTATGCTTAGTCCCACAGGTTACGAAAATATTTGCCAAACAGGCGTAGTCCATTGTCGATTCTTTCCTGTTCTTTTCGTAAACCTTCATAGTCACACTTATATGTATGATTCGGTCCTTCTTTCATTGTGTACATTGTTGCTTTGCCATTCTCATCCCAAGCACATGCTTCAGAGTAATGATTCATCTCACCACTACAATATTTTTCTTCCCATGAATCATCAACAAGGCGTTCAAATGCAAAGATCATCTCATCAAGTGCCCAATCCCAACGAGTGTGAATGTCACATTCAACTTTTGTGTTGTCTTTATGGTAAAAATCGAAACACTTTTGATCATCATATTCTTCGGCTGTAGTGTATCGCATTTCTTCTGGCACATCTTCTAAGTCAACCATACCAGAACCATGCTTTGTTGCTTTTAATTGCTTTAGCATCGGCAGAACAATCAATGCCAAAGTGCTATCCATCGACCATGTGTCATAGCGATCAATCTTTACATATTGAATACGCTTTTTGAATTTATCTACCCAAAGCAAAAACTTGTAGAGTAGAGTTTCGTGTTCTTTCTTTTTGAAAGGATCACCCTTTTCACTATCCCACGAACCTGTTGCAAGCCAATGCCCAAAGTTATGCACCCACTCAGGATGATGGTCGATGCCTATTTCGTCTTTTTCTTTCTTTGCCCAAAAGCAAAGCAATTCGGCTAACTGATAAGGACCGAACCAGTTTTTATAGGGACCAATGTAAACTTTCATTTCGTTTCAACTCTTTCTTTTCCAAGTAACTCTCTTGCTTTATCACGAACTTCTGCCGTGACTGCATGACCATACATCTCAGGATTCAATAGGTCTTTGAGAAAACGATATACATCTTCAGGCAATGCTTGGTGGGGGATTGAATTCATCATCGTTTTCCTTCTGGTCTACAAGTCTTAGATTTAAGAATGAATTTGTTTTTGAAAATTCATTTGGCAATGCCTGTGCTATCATCTCAAAATGATATTGTCCTGGATAGTGTTTAAGAATACTTCTCGCTCTTTCACGAACTGCTTTAGGCACTTTCGGTGTTGCCGCAGAATTGCATAACTCCATGAGAAATTGATAACCACATCTCATGGCACGATATCTTTCATTAGGTAGCGTCATTTTCTTTCCACTCCGTTACAAAGGTTTCGAACTTTTTGTCATCATCCCAAGTTTTGCAATAGTCATTGTCTTGATCACACATTTCTAAAACTTCATCTCTGCTTAAAACCCAATGAGATACAATTGTTTCTCCTAGATGTTGCTGAGAAAATTCTTTTGCTTCTTCCATATTGACTGTATCAAGCGCCCACAATGTTTTGTCTTTACCCCATTGATCAATGCCAGTCGGTACTTCAACAACATAGCGTTGACGAAATTGACTGATGCATTCAACAAGCACGAATTGAGTTTCAACTTTTTTCATTTCCCAACTCCCATCACCACGATCAATCCATTTAATGCGATCACCTTCTTTCCATCCAGATTCTTTTAATAGATCATCTGGAAACTGAAGAAAGTGTCCGTTTTCATCTTCTTGCACTTCTAATGTCCATCGTTTCATAATATCATCCTTATCAAGCCTACACTATCTATACTAACAAGTAGCAAATAGTTAGCAAGCATACCGAAACTCCTACGAGTCCAAGAAGCCCACGCATACATGCCACACCCAATGATCCAAATAGGATAAAGTACGAGAAGAGGTGGGGATGGAACA